GTGGTGCCGCCACCGGCAGCGACCGTTGTGTCAGTGCTAAACCAAGAGGTGCCACCATAGGCCGCTCCACCTGAGCCAACGGTCACCGAATAAGTTGTGGCTGGAACGACGGTGAGTATTGCGGCAGTAAAGCCGCCGCCGCCGCCAGCCCTGCCGCCATTAGTTGCTGTGCCAGCGGTGCCTCCCGCGCCACCGCCCCAACACTTGACGCTGACGGAAGTGACCCCGCTGGGACAAAGCCATGTCGTTGAGGCTGCGAATATAATCTGCAACTGCAGGCCCTCGGTCTGGGTCGAGTTTGTATCGCCCATCCGAATGCGCGGCGTCAACGCTTCCGACTGAGCCGCATTTGTCTCTGCCAACTGCGATGTGACACGCGAGGCGATCGTCTCGGTTTGGGCGGCGTTCGTGTCGCCACCGCCGGGGCTTACCCGGACTTGCGTCATTGCGTCAGACGAGCCACCGCCGGTGCCAGTGACGATGGTCTTCTTGACGACGATCGGGAAGATTCTTGGCATGTCAGTACCGATAGGCCCAGACGCTGACAGTGACGCCAGCAGGGGCAAACACCCTCACCGTCGAGGTCTGTATCGTCAGCGGATTAGGCACACCGTCGTCGCAGGGGATTCCGGTCGATAGCGCGGGCGTCCCGCCGAACGGGTCGACCCGGCAGTTACCGCCCGTCGGCTTCACCCAGATCAGCTGCTGAGCGGCAGCGAAGGTGAACGTGACGACGGTGCCGGCGGGCGTCTGGTCGGCGAGGACCTGGCCGCCGGTGTAGATGTCGGTCCCGGCCACCGCAGCGGCGCGGAGTTGGGTGTCGGTGAGCGGCGCGGTTTGCGTCAAGCCGGTTGACACCGCGACCGGCGTCGCGCGCAGTTGCGTGTCCGTCAGTGGCGCCGTTTGTGTGAGGCCAGTTGATACAGGTACTGGCGTCGCTCGAAGTTGCACGTCCGTCAGTGGTGTTGTCTGAGTCAGGCCAGTGGACACCGCAACCGGCGTAGCACGCAACTGCGCGTCTGTCAGCGGCGTGGTCTGAGTCAGCCCGGTGGACACGACGACTGGGGTATTGCGCAACTGCGCGTCGGTCAGCGGCGTGGTCTGAGTAAGGCCCGTCGAAACGACGACTGGGGTCGCCCGTAGCTGAACATCGGTGAGCGGTGTTGTCTGCGTAAGGCCCGTGGACACCGGCACGGCGCTCGCGCGGAGCTGGCCGTCGGTCAGTCCGGTTGCCGACGGGTTCGCCATCGTGACCGTGCCCGACACCGGGACCGGCGTGGCCCGTAGTTGGCCGTCGGTGAGTGGTCCGGTAACCGGCTGCGTTGCTGGCAGGTTCGATACCGACACCGAGCCGGAGACTGGCTGCGTCGCCGGCAGGTTATTGATTGACACCGAGCCGGTCACCGCAGCGGTAATGAACTCCAGGGCGGCAAGCGTCCCGGCGTCCAGCGCGACCGTGCCAGACACCGGCTGGGTCGCAGGCAAGTTGCCGACCGTGACCGTGATCGACTCAAGGGCGGCCAGCGTCGCGGCGTCCAACGTCACCGCGCCGAGCTTGGACAGCACCAGCGCCAGCTGCGCTAGGACCGCCGCGTCGCCGGTGGGGATCGGGTGGGTGGCGTCGATGGACTGGCCACCGGACAGGGTGAGCTCGTACGGCTGCGTCATCGGCTCCCCGTTCCGGTTGAGCCCTGCCGGCCGCCCTATCTAGGGCAGGACGGCCGGCAGGTTGGGGCTAGGAGACGGTGACGTCGGCGGTGACCAAGCCCTCGGGCCGGACCACCTTCGTGCCGTAGACGTGCAGACCCTTGAGCAGGTCGGCGAACCGCTTCTCCATCCGGGCCGCCTCAACGTCGACGATCTGGTCGGCGTAGGACGCGGCACCGGGGTAACCGGCGGTGATGATCTTGCCGGTGGTGGCGCCAGCAGCGCAGTTGTTGCTTTTGGCGATGGAGAAGCCGAGCGCGTTGCCGACGTTGCCGTTGCGCAGACCCTCGGTCGTGCCAGCCTGCAGGGCGCTGATGAAGCGGTTGTCCTGCTGGAACTTGCCGTACAGCGCCGGGGTGACGATGAGCCAGCGGCCGTCGACCGGCACGTTGTTCTCGTCGAGCTTGATGCCCATGTCCACGATGAGCTTGAACGCATCGTCAACGGTGCCGATGGTCTTGACGCCGAGCTTGTTGCCGGTCAGGGTGTTGGCCTTCATCTCCGCAGCGACAACGCCGTCAGCGACGTTCCGCAGGGCATAGGCGGCCTGGACGGCAGCCTGCGTCATCAGCGCGCCACCGTTCTGCGACTGCACCCGGTCGAGGTCGTCGACCTCAAACGCGAAGTACTTCTGCTGGTCGATCAGCAGCGAGCGCGTCGCGTCCGTCAGGGCCTGGACCGCGAGGTCGGTGTCCTTGACGTAGGTACCGACGGTCGGGTCGCTGATCGAGGTGATCTTGACGGACGTACCGCCGCCGGTGATCTCACCCTCGTAGTCGCGGTTGACGACGCCGGGAGCGCCGAACACGAGACTGTTCTTGAGCGTGTCGAGAAGGGTCGCCGCCCAGATGGTCGGCTGGAAGTTGGAAATCGCCATCGGTGGCGGTCCTTTCGGGATGCGTCACCAAGGTGGCGACTGCGGTGGTGACCCTTAGTGCTTGATCCCGAGCAGGTCGTTGAGACGGCCCTCGTTCTGGGCCTTGACGATCTGCGCCGGAGTCATCGACTTCAGGTCGGATTCGGTGAGCTGTGCGGGTCCGGCGGTGCCGTCACCGCGCGATCCCTGATCTACGGCGCCGCGAGGCGGTGCCACTGCGGCGACGCGGCGCTCAACAACCCGCTTGGCGCGGGCGTCGATGTCCTCATCGGTCCCGGACCAGGACATGTCTGAGGACTCGTCCTCGGACAGTCCGTGACGCAAGGCGGTCCTGGTCTGCAACAGGAGCCGATCCGCAGCATCGGCGCGCTTCTCAGCCGCCTCGGTGCGTTCGGCCTGCTTGACCGTCTCGCTCTTGTCCCGGTCCTCGTACTCCTTGAGGCGCAGGGAGTGAGCATCGCGCTCCTGCTCTGCTGCCTTGCGTGCAGTTCGCTCTTCCGTGAGCGCCTTCTTGCCACCATCGCCAAGCATCTTCTCGGCCTCGGCCGGAGTGATGATGCCTGTTTCCACGACCGTGGCGGCCTCGGTGTTCGTGCTGTTTTCATCAGCCATCGCGGCGTCTCCTTGCTAGCCCCGGCCTCGCGCCGGGGACGTTTTATGGCGGCGTCTGGCCTATGGCGTTCGCCGCTTGCAGTAGCCCGACAGCGGCGAACGCTGCCTGCTGGGAAAGCCCGTTCTCGGACTGGAGACGCTGGGCCTCGTCGAGTTGTGCGGCGACCGGGCCGAGAGCGTTCTTGGCGCGCCGCTCGCGCATCCGCTCAATCTGGACCGGGCTGTAGCCCAGATCCTCCTGCGCCTGCTCGACGTCGATCACGCCGGCGGCGGTCAGCTTCATCGCCGCGTCGGCCTTCTGCGCCACCGTCGGCGTCTCAGGGTCGCGCCAGATCGTCTCAAGGGACCGCAGTGCCGGGTCAGCAACGCCATCGCGGACCAGCACCGCCAGTCGCATGACCTGCTCCCACGCCTCGCCAAAGCCCTTCATCTTCCGCCGGGCCGCCTCCACCAGCGGCGCCTCAGACGAACGAATCGCATCAGCCGACGCAGGGTTCGAAGTCACATGGCCGATGTAGTGGCCGGGCAGGTTCCCCAGCGCGGCGGCCTTCGCAGTCAGCGCGTCGATCGCAGCGACATAGTTCGACAGGGGGGCGGCCTCAAACTGGCCAAACTCGGTGCTGGAATCCTCGGCGAGCCAGACCTTCTTGAGGCTGGCTTCTTCCCAACGTTCCTTGATCTTGGCCTGCGTGCGATCGGACTCCGCGTCACTGCCACCAAGGTCGATACCAGTCGCCCAACGGCGTGGGGCCGCCATCGCTTCCGCGGTCAGAACCATGTCCAGACATAGCTTCGTGATGGCATCGGTCAGGCCCAAGACGTCGGTCATCTCGGACTCACCGAACGGACGCAGCAGATCCTGCCGATTGACGAACGGCACGACCGGGACAACGCCCAAAGTGTTCTGGATCGCTTCCTCGCGGGTCTTCCAGCCGCCGTTGAATCCCAGGCCGCCCGTGCGGGTTAGCTGCTCGGTCAGGCCCGACATCTGGTAAGTAAAGTTGAGGCCGTAGAACGTCGCATGGGTGGTGTCGCCCTCGGTCCAACGCTTCACCGCCGACACGACCCGGCGGGACCTGTAGTCGTACTTGACGCCGACCTGCGCGGAAGACTCCACCGTGATGATCGGGGTCGACGGCTCGTCGACGTTCTCGCCAATCAGGACAAACGACCGGCCGTGGATCAGCGCGGCAAGGTGACCCTGCTGCGAGGACGAGTCCAAGCCGTTGGCCTGCCAGATGTCCCACAGGTCGGACAGCGCCTGGTCGGCGCCACGCAGGCGAAAGCCCTCAACGTCGAGGCGGTTCTCCAGCGCGTCAACGACCTTGCGGGGGATGTTCACCGCCAGCGACGGGACGCTCTTGCCGAGCGCAGCCCGCAGGTCGGGGTGCAGGAAGCGCAGCGGCTGGGCGCCGCGGTAGTAGCGGTCCAGGTTGGCGAACGTTGCTTTGTCGCTGTCGATGCTGCGGTAGGTGCCGGCGTAATCGGCGAAGTTGAGCTCGGACACGTGTGCACCTCCCAGTTAGAACGACATGAACGACGACCCGCCCCGCTTGACGGCAGTCAAAGCGTGCAGAGCCAGAGCGGCGGCCACTAGCGGGCTGACGCGGGGGTCCTTGCGGGACAGGACGCGCTGACCGGCCTCACCAGAGGAC